TATTTTATAGAAACGAACACCATCTTTATTCACAGGTTGAACTTCAGTTTCTTTGAAGTCTACTTTAACGAAGTCAAACATTATAATCCTAGGTTGTATTTGCTGATGAGATAAGACTTCACAAGACCAGAGCGAACGATATCATTGATATCAAACTCGATACATGCAAACTCTTTCATCTGTTCTAAGATTCTGATGAAGTCTGAGATACCAGACTTATCATTCTCTCGTGTTAGATCAGACTGGGTGATGTCACCACAGAACATGATCTTACTTTCTTCACCAATTCTGGTGATCATTGAATCTAACTCATGAAAGTTTAAGTTAGAAAATTCATCGACAACAACGATAGCATTGTCAAGAGTAACACCACGAATGAAACTAGTGGACCAGAAACTAATAGTCTCTTGTGCACGAAGGTTGTCGTAAAGCATCTCGAATGAATTATCATCAGGCATACTGAACATGTATCGAACCATGTTCTTGTATGGAATCTGATAGAGAGCACTCTTATCCTCATGGTCACCTGGAAGGAAACCAATCTCTCTGGTAGGAACCAAAGACCTTACAATGTATATTTTATCATAAGGTGTGTTTTCGTCAAGTACTTGTTGTAAAGCAAGATACAATGTGATGAAAGTCTTACCTGTACCTGCAGCACCATGGAGTAAAAGATTTTTACCCTCATTGTACTGAGCAAAAGCAGTCTTCTGATTATCAGTCAATGGTTTGATAGGAACCAGATAGGATGCATCAATAGGTTTTTTGCGTTTCATATGCTTCTTAGACATACCATTTGGAAATGTTTTAGGATTGTTAGTTCCTTTTCGTGCTCTTGCCATAATTTAAGTGAATCGACTCAAGTTTGCTCTAGGGTGTGCCTTCTGGACTTTAGACATGACTTCTTTGAAACCATTGTCCATCTTAGGTGTGCCATACATGTGTCCTCCGATACCTGCAGACCAGTCCTTGTCCCAGTCAGGGTTATCCTTTCGCCATTGATCATACTCTTTCATTGACATGGAGAGTTCTTTCTTCTCTTCCGTTTTTTTGTTAATTACAGGATAAGTAGGCATTAGTTCCACTCCATTGCTTCAGAAATTGTAGGAAATTGTTCGACAAAGATACGCTTACAAGCGTCAGCGATATCCATGTGCTCCTGTTGTGTACCATGTCCAGAACGCAATGAGATATAATGCATCCAAGACCGAACACTACCAGACATATAAAGTTTGGTGGGTGTACATAAAGGTAGAATCATTCTAGCACATTCTTTGGCAATACCGTGATTAAGCATTTCCTCATAAAGTGCAAAGGAGTCATCAATAATTTTACGCATCTTTATATCATACTCCTGAATTAAGAATTCGTCAACATCATCGATGCTATTCTGACGATTCTTTGTGTCTTGACGTCTGAGTTTCGGTAAATCAATCTTACCTAGTAGAGAACTATCAGCGTAGCGTTGTGAAAATTCTTGGTATGTAAAACTACGGTGACGCAAAATTTGTGCAGCGATTGCTCTTGTAGTTGATATTTCTAGAGTCATGAACGCCTGTTCAAAGATACTCCAGTGTTGATGTTTAATACAATACTTCAGCAACCCTGATACCTTAGGGTTACTTTGATTGTTAGGGTTGCTCACCCTCGCTACATAACCAATAGTCTTCTCTGCATCGGGAGTGACCGAAATCAAACTTACATTCATCTGGTTTTTTTCTTCTTGGTAGGTTTCTTTGCCTCTGATGGGTCTTGCCACAGTCTAGGATTGATGTTTCCTTTAGTCTGGATAAAAGTTACGAAGTCTTTTTTATAGAGATCATAATAATAATCGAACAACTCCACTCCCTTCTGGGAGATAGTAACGTCGTAACGTTCTTTACCGTCCACCTTATAGGTTACAAGGTAGGCAGTGTAAGGCAACGAAGTGTCGTTTGCCTTTTCTTTATCGCAGTTCTCGTATAGAACTTTCAACTTCGTTTACCCCAATCGATGTTTGGAAATGCTTCTGCAACTGTAGAACGAGTAATCCTTTTGTATTTACTGGTGAGTTTCTTATCCTTTACAAGAACAAGAAGTTCTGCCTCTTCAGCAGATAACCCTTCTAACAGTTGCACAAACATAGACTCCCTCTTAAGACTAGGTAGTTTATCAGCACCACCTTTAACGAACCTATACAAACCTCTGTACTCTTGTTCTAGTCGAGTATGATCAGTTCCTATTGGTGCATCGTTGGGTGTGTATGGTACTTCACCTTCAGGGAGCATAGAAATTACACTGTCGTCAAAGTTCCAGATCAAAAGTGACCTGAGTGCTTGACTATTATGTTTGTTGAGAAGTTTTGCCTTCTCTTCTTTAGTTTTTGCGTTTGAGACTTTTCGTAAAACCTCACTGATTAGCAACCTAGGGTTGCTGTTGTCCATGTTTCGTGTTGCCATAATGATTTTAAAATAATGAAGTCAGTCTTCCTCGTCGTCGTCTAAGTCTTGGATATCCCAAGGTGATGTAGGTCTGACGTAGATAAGTTCATCATGTAAAATGTTACCGTCCTCGTCAAGCATCTCTGGATGTGTAACTGATTTTGCGTAGGCAGCGTTTTCGATGTAGTCTTCAACGTAACCCTTTGCTAACCATGAAACAGTGATTCCTAAGATGAATGCACCGATGGTAACTAAAGTTGCTAGTGCTATTAGCATGGTTTCCTCCTTAGATGAAAGTTATAATAAATGGAAACCAACCTCCTATGTTTGATGTTAATATTATTTAGAAGGTTTCCTGCGCCCTGGTCTACGATCTATTTCATATTGCCAAGCATCTTGTAAGATCTTGTACAGATAATCTTTGATCTTTCTTGCCCTTGGTTTTCCAAGGTGACCATACGCTTCACGGATGAATCGATGTTCTGAATCAGACCCACCCTTAATGTATGCATCCAAATCATAACAGAGTTGTGATAAGGTATCAGCAGATGAGGATTGGATAAACTCAGTTATCTCTCTCCTCTTCACCTTGCGAGACTTTAGATAGTCGTATGCTTTGAAATAAAATTTGTTTTGTTCAAAAGCACAATCAATCGATCGTTCCACAAGTTCATAAAATTCATCCATTATTAGATAAGATTGTTTTCACGGAGGTATTGTACAGTCTCAGTGCAACCACCAAGATTAGTACTATTAAGAACTACCTGAGGAAAGGTAGATCCATTACCGAATTGATTATAGAACGCATCGCGCTCAAAGTCAACCCCCAATCTGTATTCTCTAAAATTATATCCCTTTCCCTCAAGCACCTGTTTAATTTTTGTGCAGTAAGGGCAACCAGTACGAGTGTAAACAGCGAAGTTCATAAACATAAAAAGGAGAATAAAAAAGGGGACCCTTAGATCCCCTAGGTTTAATTTATATAGTGTATCTTAGAAGGTATATTTTGCACCCACTTTTCCAGACATATCAAAGTCAGAATCGTTAGTTACACCGTAGACTTCACCGTAAAGGGAAACCTTCTCGCTGATTCCCTTAGATGCTCCAAGGTATCCTGCAAGTTCAGTGTCACCGAACTCATCAGTTGCTTCAGAATGTCCTACAGTAGGTCCTACAGAAGCGTACCAAGCAAGACCGCCATCGGTCACGGCTTCATATCCAAGTTGGAATTCAACGTTGCCAGAAGTGTATGCACCATCAGGATAAGAACCGTTTGCTTCTACATTAACGTAAGGACCTGCAAACGCAGCACCAGAGAAAAGAAGAGGAGTTGCAGCGAGTGCTGCGATTGTTGATTTGATCATTTTGTTTAAAAGAATTTACTTGCTGATTAAAATTTTGGTCAGCAGATGATAGATGTCTCGACATGACATCGTGTTAGGTGATTGAAGAAGAACCTAGCGCGAGTAATTGAGGCATTCGGAAGTACTTAATCGGGTGGCGTCCCACCTTCACCGAGTATTTATACTAACATGATCCCGAAGTTTTGTCAAGTGTTTTCTGATGACCGTACATTGTGTTTGATCTCTAACATTGTTTCGGCACGTCGCTTCAGGAGTTTTGCGTATAAAACTTCCTCTTTAGTATAGCACGCTTTGTTATTTTTGCGTGCTTTAATAATTTTTTTCGCTGCCTTTATCGTGTCTTTTAATCTCATTTCGGATTTCCTCTAGTTTTTTTCTTGATTCAACTAGCATCTCAGCAACTTTAGTTCTTCCCTCATACCATGCGTCAGGATCAAATTGAATGTCCATATAGTCCATTGGATCCATGATCGCTTCAAACTCTGCGTCTCCATCACCTAGGATCTCTTTGAGTTCCTTGGGTAGATCTTCATTTTTTATCTTTGGTAAGTCCATTAATACCCTCCTTCGGATGCAATTGTAGTGAGTTCATAACCTACAGAATCTCTGGTATTCCAAATAAGATTACCTAAATTGGAAGCAGATCTTGTAGTTAGGTCTAATGATGTTGATGCAAAGAAGTCTACATTAGAACCTGGGGTAATGTCAAGTTTTGCATTACAATCATCATCATCGCGATCCATGAAACACAACTGACTATTATTGTTTTTCAATCTGAACCCACCTGAGTTACTAACAATGACTGCATTGTAAGTACGTCCTCCTTCAAGAACAACTACTTGACTAGTGCTACCTGAAGTCTGACCTGGAGTTTGTCTGAAGTTTACACCCGCTATCCTGTATGTTCCTAGAGCAGTTCCTGCATTGCTTGGGTCATCATCCCATTCAAAGTCGAGAGTAAACTCTCTACTGCCTGTACCTGTAGTTGTTATACCACCACTAGAATTAAAACTTGCACTGACTGTAGAAGACCCTGCTAGTTTCATTGTATATGCAACTCCACCTGGATTTTTAGACCAGACATCAGCGTTGCCTGCAGCAGGTGCTGCGTTTGTTACTGTGACCCCAATAATATGAGGTCCGATGCTTACGTTATTAATATTTATAGTACTACTGCTCGCAAAACCAGACTGAGATCCGATAGCGACTCCATCGAAAGTAAAATCAGCACTGTTATCAGCAGAAACTTCCATCACATAGTTACCTGCCTGCGCGATATTAACCTCTACACTTGCAGTGTGAGACACTCCAGTGAGCGTCTCTACGTTAGATGGGTATACAGCATACTTATTCATCAGAGCGTTCCATGCTTGGTGAGGACCAGACTTGACCCAAGGTGACTGAGGACCACCGTAACAAGATGATCCTCTACAGATTTTTAGATACCATCCACCTGGATTTCTATTCCAGTTGTACGCATTACCAATCGGATAACCATCACCGTCTAGAAAACCTGCAGCAGAGTTTGTACATCTTACTACCAAAGTTAGTGTGCCACCATTGATAGTAAGAGTCTCTGAATAAGGAGTAGTATACGAACCACCTGCGAAGATACCACCAGGTGCATTGTCGAAGTTTGTAAGTGGTGTGGAAGAGTTATTCAAGAAAACTGACATTGTATCATCACTACCACCAGTGATTGTATATGTGTCAGTGGCAGGAATAGGAATCAGATAAGTTACTGTCTGCTGTTGTAATGGTAACGTACATTGTTCTGGGTTAACCCATACAGCATACCTGTTTCCTTCATCACTCCAGTATCCTTGAGTGACAACCGTAGTGGCATCATTACCATCTGCTGCTACAGAGAAAGTAGCATTCGTATCGTTACCACCACTGTCTTTAAATTTAAGTTTGGTGAATGTATCATCACGAGTAGGTGCTTGTGCCCTATCTGTGTATGTGATTGGATATGTACCTGCAGTCATCACCTTAGACCTTCTAACGGTTGCTTCTTCGACATCACCTCCACTACCACCTGCACGATATCCAATCCTTGCAATAGCAATACTATCAAAACAGTTTGGATCATTAGTTGTAATAGAATCCATGGTGATATTACCAACTCTAAAATTTCCATTACAATCATCGTCATCACCGTCCATCAAACAAACAACTCTACCATTATCAACTAAACGATATCCTCCAGTATTGTCGTTGTAAGTTACGTTAATAGTTTGTCCTGCAGAGATTGATATATTTTTTGATTGACTCCCTTTCTCACCACTCTGTGTAAAAGTTTGTCCTCCAACTTCGATTGTTGATACCGCAGTTCCTGCAGTGTTTGGATTATCATTCCAATCAAAGTCCAGTTGGAGTGTACCAGATCCTTGTCCAGTAATCTCAAGGTCACCTAATTGGTTAAAGAATGCAGAAAGAGATACGTTATTACTTGTCTTTAATTCACCGCTAGAGTTTGCAATAGTTTGTTTGAACTGTACTGTTGTATTTGAATTTCTAAATGCAACAGGGACACGAACCTCACAATATCTAAACTTAGAGTTACGTTGTTTAAATGTTTTAACACTCTGTCCACTATCTTGCTGTGCTTCTAGATCAACAACGTCGTTTTCAGTTCCATCTGGCCAGACTATTTTCAGTCCTTCACCAGAATTGTTAACTGTTTCTCCACCATTTGTATCATTACCTAAAGTCGCATACACAAAAATATGATTTGCGTTATCTAAATCTAGAGTTAGAGCAGCAGTTCTTGTAGATTGTAGAGAGTTGAATGGAGAAGTTCCTGAAGTTCCAAAAGCAATATATTGATTTCCGATATTGTCATGTTCAGTTGGTTTTCTAAACCCTCCACGCTCTCCTGTGCCATTTCCCCAACTCAGTAGAGAAGTACCAGACAACGTAAGAGATAGATCTTCAACGTTCCTACAATAGTGTTGTACAAATTTAAGACCATTGACCTCAATCTTTCCTAGAGCAGTGTCTTTAGTCTTTGGATTGTCATCCCATTCAAGTTGCAATGCAACTCTACCACTAGTAGCACTACCTGAGACTATAAGATTATCACCTGTAGAATCAAACTGCACAACCATATCATTAGTAACAACCGTTTCTTGAGTCGCACTGGTGACAGGATAAGTTATAGGTGTAGATTTCTGCTTCCTGTACTTTGTTATTGTTGTGCCTGATGGTGTGTAATACTTAATAGGTTTGATATTAATTTCTGGATCCCAAGCAATACATGAGTCTGCTGCTAATCTTGGTACAAAGAACGTGGGATCAAAGTTAAAGTTTGGATTTGGAAAGACTCCTGCACAACCTTCCTTAGGAGGATTTTGTCCAGTACAATCCCAAGTGACTGGTAAATCATAAACATACTCACAGTCATGGAAAGATCCATCTGGTCTTACTTTACATCTCTGTTCTATAAACCTTGGTAATCCTGGGAAGAACTGGCGAATAGGAGGACCTTCAGGCGGGTCGTCTCTAGGGTCACCAATAACTACGATCGAAGGATCCTCTGGCGGTTCAATACCCCCTGGTCTTTTATATTCAGTTGTGCTTGGAGGAAGAATTACATCACAAATCGGACCAAAACTTCCTTCTGGATAATAGAATGCCATAAAAAAAGAGGGGGTTGTGTCCCCCTCTATTTAGTTCCATCTCGAACGAAACTATTTATTAACCAATTGAAGGTGCAGTTAGAGCAACCTGAGATGTCTCAGCAGCAGCAAGGTCAAGTGGGAAGTTGTGAGCATTACGCTCGTGCATAACTTCCATACCAAGTCCTGCTCTGTTAAGGATATCTGCCCAAGTAGGAATCACTTTACCACCTGCGTCAACGACGGATTGGTTGAAGTTGAAACCGTTAAGGTTGAATGCCATAGTTGACACACCCATTGCAGTGAACCAGATGCAGACCACAGGGAATGCAGCAAGGAAGAAGTGAAGTGAACGTGAGTTGTTGAAAGATGCATACTGGAAGATCAAGCGACCAAAGTATCCATGAGCAGCAACAATGTTGTAAGTCTCTTCTTCTTGTCCGAACTTATAACCGTAGTTCTGTGACTCTTGCTCAGTAGTTTCTCTGATAAGAGAAGAAGTAACAAGAGAACCGTGCATAGCACTAAAGAGTGAACCACCGAATACACCTGCGACTCCAATCATATGGAAGGGGTGCATTAGGATGTTGTGCTCTGCTTGGAACACGAACATGTAGTTAAAAGTACCAGAAATACCAAGAGGCATTGCGTCAGAGAAAGAACCTTGACCGAAAGGATAGACCAAGAACACAGCGAATGCTGCAGATACTGGTGCAGAGTATGCAACACAGATCCAAGGACGCATACCTAAGCGGTAAGAAAGTTCCCACTGACGACCACAGTATGCTGTGATTCCGATAAGGAAGTGGAAGACTACAAGTTGGAAAGGTCCACCATTATACAACCACTCATCAAGAGTTGCTGCTTCCCAGATGGGATAGAAGTGAAGACCAATAGCATTTGAACTAGGAACGACAGCACCAGAGATGATGTTGTTACCATAGAGAAGTGAACCTGCAACAGGTTCTCTGATACCATCGATATCAACTGGAGGTGCTGCAATGAATGCAATGATGAAGCAAGTTGCTGCTGCGAGCAAGCAAGGGATCATCAAGACACCGAACCAACCGACATAGATGCGATTGTCAACTGAGGTGACCCAGTTACACAGTTCGTCCCATCCTGAGAGGAGACCACCGCGTTGTTTTGAACGTGAAAGAGTTGTCATTTGAAAAAGGGTTAGTAAAAGTGCAGGGAAACACTGATAAAATATTCCTTCGCCACCCTCAGGCGGAGGTATGAGAGACTCGTTTAGGCACCCTATAGGTCTCGGTTTGCGGAGTGCACATAGAAAAGGTGAGGATTCCCTCACCCAGTTGATTTATTTAGTATAGCAGAGATGCTAAGTTTTGTAAAGTACTTAAAGATGAGTATTTATACTCAAACTCCAGTCATTACTGCTTGGGGTAGAAACCCTGTAATCGTAGACAGCACCAGTGATGCGAAGAAAACGTATGGTACTACCTTTAGGGGGACTGGTTTCATTATACCCACCCCATGTTCCCTGCAGTAATCCCCACTGCTACAAAGAATGCGAACTCTAGAATACCATGCATTGATGGGGGGATAGAGTTTAAAGATGATTTGAAATTGGTCATTTTACCTTGTGCTCCTCAGGTGTAATTAAGAATTTTGTGCGTAGGCAGGCATCATTACCCCGCCTTCTGGATCGTCGTCATCGTCATCACCATCCAGTGCCCTTAGAAAGAGTTCTAACCCTATCAAGACACCGAATGGATATAGACACCACAGTATTGCTTGCCCATAACTAATTGAACCGACAGTACTTAAACTGTCCATTAAAACATGCCGAAGAACATGTGTCCTGTTAATGCATCAGAGATACCTGCTGCGAATAGACCAACCATTGCTGCTCTACCGTTCCAAGTTTCTGCCCAGATCTTCTGGGGTTCTACTCTGCTGTTCTTCTCGAACAGATTGTTTACTGATTTTTCTTTATCGAATTGCTTCATCAAAAGATACCAGGGATTACTTGTCCTGTAGTTGCGTAAGCACCAACTGCTGCTACGAAACCTAGCATGGCGCACCAACCGTTAAATCTTTCTGCTTCTGGAGTCATTGTTTTTTTCCTGTGTGAGT